CAAATAACCAGTTCTTCAAACTCTGGCAATCAAATTCGGTGGGTTTTAATGCCAAGGCACTATTCATAGATATACAAATTCGTTGGAAGCCGTTGAAATCAAAGGAATTTTCATACATACAACATCTTGTATGCGTTCCAACATAATCAATATCGATAAAACAAACCCGCTGTACTTTGAGCTAAATAGGGTAGCTCTGAATACAGCGGGTTTCTTACTGCTTAAACTTCGATTGAGTCAATTAGATAGCCCTGATCGCTGTAACTGATTCTTGCGTAACCGTCGGCTTTACCGCTCAAGACCTCGTATGCACCCTTGTAACCGTTTTCTTTTGCATACAACTGTATGGTTGTATATTCAATGTCGTTAATTTCATCAATCGCTCTTTTGACGAATTCACGGGCTTCTTTTTCGCCCTTTACAAAAGTGAAAACGACGGGGAAACTTCCCCAGAGCCAAAAACCAAGTTCTTTTCTATGAGTTTCGACGAACTCGACTAATTCAGCAGTCTCACCTTTTGAAAAACGTTTGAACTCTTCAAAATTACTGAGAACAACACAATAATTATTATCTTTTGCGGTGCGATCGTACTTCTTGAATTTTTCGATCTTCATAGTGTGAACTCCCATAGTTCGTTGTTTCGATAACTATATATTAACTGTTTGAATGTAGGCGGGAAGGTTCAATCAAACTCATTCCAACGAAATAAAACAAACCGACAGAAACCTTGGAAACAGTTGAGAGAACAAAACGATTGCCTAGGCACACGAAATTTATCCTTGGCGCGAATTTTGCACATCTGGCAACAGAGTCTTAGTGGCGTTGGCAACTGTCATTGGCACGCAAAGAAAATCCTTGGCACGAGTCTTTGCGGTGTTGGCAAACAGTCTTTTTAAACTTGGCAAATGGAGTCTCTGGAGTCTTGGCTATGAAGGCAGTCCCTTGGCTCAAGGCAAGATATGTGGCTTGCAGGCGGATCGTGGACGGTCAGACAACTTCAAGCGAGCAAAAAAAGAACCCGCTATTCTTTCTTTTTCACTACAAGAATAGCGGGTTTTAAGGTACACACTATGAGTTATTCTGTACTACTGCTTTAATCAAATAACGGGTTATCTAATAAATATCCCTGTTTGGTGAAACTGAATCTTGCATAACCGTCATATTCACCAGTTAAGACACCGTAAGCACCACCGTCATAATGATCTTTATCGGCGCATTGTTGTATGGTTATGAAGTCTTCATCACCTGCTTCAATCGCTTTTTTGACGAATTCGCGGGCTTCTTCTTCGTTATGTACGAACTTGAGAACGCACGGGGCACACGGGGCGTCTCTTTCGTCTTTGAAGTATTCTTTGAAAATCTCACCGTCTTTTACTTGACTGATGAATTCACCGAAAGTGTCGAATACGACAGCTTCATCTTCAGGTTCGGCCCAATCAACATATTTACTGAGCTTTTCGATCTTGTACATCTTTGAACTCCCTATTAGTTCGTTGTTTCGATATGTGCATTATAGCGTAGTTACTTACTTATGAATAATGACTACAAACCTGTTGCCAATGTTCTATAACGGAGTTTTATGCAGTAACCAACTAACTATATACGACATAACACAAAAGACGCTCAGAAGGGCTGGAAAGTGCTTTCTTGAGCATCAAAAATCCTCGGAATGCGCATTGACTCAGCGAAATTTATCCTGAACGCAAATCGCTTGAAGCGCTTCTTGCCGAGGAATTCGTTTTGTGTTAAAGTGTTGGCACGCTATTGACGAGCGAATTTTATCCTCCAAGCGCACACGCGCTTCGCCCGTGCCAAGGAACTTCGGTTTGTGGGAAAAACGTTGGCACCGCAAGCGGGGGTGAACGAGGGGTGATGAAAAGCGGTAGCAGAGGGGTAGTTAAAATGCTGGTACCGGGTGGGATTTTGATAACCACCCTAGGGTAAATCCCTAGAAAAATTCGTTTGACAAGAGTAAAAATTTATGAGTGAGCTAGGGAGTAGTGACCTGAAAATCTAACCTGTTTCCCGCTAGTTTCTAAAAGTATTAGAGCAGTCATGCTCTAATCCCCTTATAGTGTGTACTAGCGACCTTTCGGAGTTAGACCCGCTCACCCATTCTCGGTTTAGGGATTTACCCGTAATAGGGTTTATCCCTATTCGTGTTTGTTGACATTTATATAAATTAGCGTAAAATATGAAGTGTAGATAGTAATTCACTACTACTAATCTACAAACAATTTAATACACACTTTATAAGGGTATCATTATGAAAAAGAACGTTTTTACATTCGCAACTGCTAGCGAAATCGCTAAATTCGACAAACAGACTCAAAAGAATCGTTCTCGTTCTAACAAGGTTTTCAACGAAGAATCTAAGAAAGTCGCTTCGAAACAGACTAAGCAGACAAAAAAGAACGCACCCGCTAAAGTTGCTCCCGTTCTCAATGTCAAGGGTTCTAATGACCCGAAAGCAACAGAGTTCAAAAATCTTTGGTTTAAATCTTACGGTGAAAGACGGGTTAATTATTATAAAACCCGCAGAATGCCCATCCCCGCAACATACGAAGAAGAGCATAACCTTCAAACAGGGTGGTACAGAGACACGCACATCTTAAGAGACACAATGAGCATGACCCCCGCAATTGTCTATCAAGATTTAGTCACTCTTGCTGGTTTGCTCGGTTTTTCTGATGGTCATGCTTACGCTATGCAGTACGCGAAAAATGTAGCGATTCTTGACGAAAGTGATCAATATTATGTCAGTCAAAAAGAAATGAATAAATTTGCTGAGACTGTACACGCTCTCGCACTCGGTAGAAAATGCAAAATTAACTACGTTGTCAAATTTGCATTAGCTATGGTCAACGGTCATCACGATTTAGCTAGCGCTAAATTGATGATGTGTGCACTTAACAAAAAAGCTAAGATAGACGAAAAGACACGAGCACAATACGCAAAAGAGGGAGCAACTAATAACACTCTCGACACTGCTAGCGCCCAAACTACCCAATGCAAAAAGATTTGCATGTACCTCGGTTTAATCACGTTTAAGAAATTCAAGAGAAACACACCGATTACAATTAACAGCGTGCAAGCTATGCAGTTATTTAAACTAATCTCTGCTAACGCTTAAATATAAATAAATTGCACCCGTTCAAATAAACGGGTGCAATTAAATAGACTTTTAAATAAATCACTACATTTAAAGGTACAAACATGTTAATCAATAAAGAATTAACTATTAAATTATCAGAAGAACTAAAAGCTCAATTCTCCGAAATTGCTAAATTCACGAAAGACCATGAATTTTTATTAGAAGGTGATTTTGGTTGTATAGACGATACTATTTCTTTTCAACGCTGTAATGTCGTTTATAACATTGATTGTTTATCTGGTCTGCTTGCTTACGGTGAATCTAAATATTTACCCTTTGAAAATTCAAAAATTGCTGTAGTCAAGTTTGCGGTATTGAACGATAATGAAAAAATTACCCGTGACGGTGTAAATATTTGGGAAATATTTAATACTGCTGTATATGCTGATAATTGTATAGATATTGTTTCTAATGAATACTATGATCAATTGATTTTTGATCTTTCAATACCTAGACATTTAGAACTATATAATAAGTTTATTATTGAAGCATTAAGATTTATCGGTTAAATTCTTTAAATAAATCACTACATTTAAAGGTACTGAAAATGTCAGAACAATTTATATTTAATCTTTTGCTTAATTTGTGTGCTTTAGTTTTTGGTTTTATTTGGTGTTTAATTTGGGTTATTTATACGACTACATACCCTAACGCATTGTTTCACAAATGGTTATGCAGATTATTAGAGCATGAAATTCTAAAAAAGACCTGCTAAATAAATAAACAAATAAACCGCTTGTTAATCAAGCGGTTTATTTTTAATTATGCAATTTATTTAAATTGTTTTATTTATTATTTTAATTCATTTATTGTAAATAAAATAAAAATATTTATTTCAGCAGCCGATTTATAAATAAATAGATAATATTTACAATCGAAGTCTAAAACCGGTTGTGAATAACCCCCTATCCATCCCTCAATTTTCCTGAGCTTTCCCAAACTCGTCCTTATCCCATAGGGGCGGGGAGGTCAGAGGCCTATCCTTATCCCTTGAATCGCACTGAAATGTTGACTATGTCCGAGATTTTTTAATTCTTAGTGCCGTTTCTCTGATCAGTCTTTTTGCTATTTCTTGAAAAGCGTCGTTAATGTAGTTTGAGCATCCGTTGCCAGATACTTTGTAGATGTCATTGTCAAACAGCCGAGTTGCTTCTTCCTTGGATACAATAGCTTTGTCAAAAGCAAGAAAGATAACTTTAACTTTCGAAAACATCATGTTCTCGAAGTGCTTTGGGGACTTTATGTCTTTCAATTGTGTTAAATATTTGGGAGTCGTCTCGTCTTTGAATTTGTATTCTTCATCATCAGCAATTTGTCCGACACCTATAACTCCTCGTAATTTTCTGAATCTTTTATTGTTGGTGCCAGAAGTGCCGAGCCAAAAGAAACAAGGAGAATTCTTCTTGGGATGAACTTCTTTTTTATGACGCCAAAACATTATGTTGTCTAGTTGCTGGGCCTCTTCGAATGCATTTTTGCAAACTTCGAATGGGAACTTTTTTATATTCCAATTGAAACGAAAAACTTTTGTCATTCTTCTTCCTCTTGGGTTGATCATTCCTAAGAGAATAGAAGAAGTTTGCCAATTAATCATTACCAAGCAAAAATAAATCCCACAAACAATCAATCGTGGGATTTGCAACTATGAAAGCGTTTATTTTCTGTTGCGAACTTCTTGACTCAATGCATCTACTAAATTTGCTTGTTCGTTCATCTCTCTCATTTGAGTATTAGACACATAACTCGAGAGAAGTATGGTCTGAGCTTTTGCAATTAGCTTTCTTGTTTCGGTTTTTAATTCTTTATCTTTGACATGAGGTAGGGCATTTTTTAACTCTTTGATCTTCTCGTTTAATTGTTCTCTGGTGAAAAATTCGCCTGAAAGAGTAATGGAGGCAATACTTATGTCAAAAAGCGCTTGCTCTTCTTTTGAAGTGCGCGGTTTTGCAAAAGTAACAGCAGGCAAAATAAGAAGAGAAGACGACAGTATGAGATTTCTTCTTAGCATAATTTTTCCTTGAGCAAGTTGTAGTCAAAATCTTCAACAATGTGTTCTTTGAAGCCGTCTGTATGCTGAATAATCGCTTTTCTCTGTTGAGCATGATTCTTCAGGTACTTATTAAACGGGTCATCAAAGTCAACCACAAAACAGATATTAGCTTGATTTTTCTTGGCACGCAGACCTCTGCCGATACGTTGTCTGAGAGCGACTTCAGCTTTGCCAGCACTAGCAATTATCACCATGCCGACAGCAGGGACATCTACTCCGACATCAAGAATAGTTGAGCCGAGTAAGACTTTAATTTTGCCGTCTTTGAGTTTGTTAATTGCCCGTTTTCTTTCCGCTTGATCATCAGCGCCGACAATAAGCTCATTGGGAATACGAGCGTCATCAAGCATTTCCTTGAGCATTTTACCGTGGGCAATTTGCTTGAAAAGAATCATCACGGTAAGACCGTGAGCAACAGCACGTTTTGCTTCATAGATAATGGCTTGATTACGTTCTTCGTTTTCAACAATGCCGATGCGATAGGCGGGTTGCCAAGAAGTCTTCATCGACATGGTTGTAGGTTTCTTAGTCAGATGAACAAACTTGAAGTAAGGCGTCGCAAGAATCCCGCAGTCAATGAGTTGCTTTTCAGTAACGGTGATGGCGACAGGGCCAGAAGAAGCCATTAAACGCATATTCATCTCTTCAGACTCCTTCATAAACGGTGTGCCCGTCAAAGCAAGTCTGTAATAAGCGTTTTTGCAGTATTTAAGTAGTTCAAACCAACCTGAAGCTGAAGACTCATGAGCTTCTTCTAAGATGACAAACTCAAACTTCTCAAGAATGGACTTCATAAACTCTTGACGTTTCTTTTGTGCAGTGAATTCATAGGCGGAATCAGTGGGATTCGGCTCTTTGATGTATGAATGAATCGTTTGAACGGTAGCGACAGTGAATTTTTTGAGTGATTTAGAGCCGTCTGAGTTTTCAAAACCTAAATTGCCGTCTCCGATAACCGCAACATCAATGCCGAGATTGTTTTCGACATTTTCCTTCATTTGGTACATGAGAATGGAGCGTGTCGTAAGAAACAGAGTAGGTCGATTGATGGTTGCAAAAGCGATTAAAGCAATAAGACTTTTACCCGCGCCCGTTGCCGCTCGACAAATGATCTGTCCGTGTTTTAAAAGTTTCTCTGTAACCGTGTACTGATATTCATACCTTGGGTCGTACTCATAATTGCCAATTTTCGGTCTGAGTTTGCCCAAAGGCTTCGGCAACGGCTTTTTATAGAACTGTACGTCATAACCTTTTCTTTTCAGACAGGCTCCGACGTAATACATAAAACCTGCGGGGAACGTGCATTTTGCAAAGTTGAAGAAGGAAGCCGTGCCGTCCCACGTGTGCATTTTGAAAGCGGTAGATTGTTCATAGCCGTCCACAAAATAAGTCAGACAACGATTGACTTCGAGCTTTACGTTTCTGTCCTCAGTATCTACTTTGCACGTTACAGCATTCGCTAAAATCTTTATCGTATTGTTTTCCATTGACATTTTTAATCCATTGCTCTACAATAATGAAGTAGTTAACTACTTATTATAAAAGTTTTAATGCGGGACGAATTAAAAATAGAACAAGTTCCAATCAATCAACTGACCCCTAATCCCTACAACACAAACGTCGTTTCTCCAGACAACGAAGAAAAAATAAAGGAGAGCCTGAGACGATTCGGTCAGTTCAAACCGATTCTTGTGCGTGAGCAAGATGAAGGTTTTGAAATTATTGGCGGAGAACATAGATGGAGAGCCGCCAAAGAGCTGGGATTAGATAAGGTCGCAGTTATTAACCTTGGCGAGATTTCAGATGAAGAAGCCAAGAAAATCTCTCTCATTGATAACGGACGTTATGGCGAAGATGACGCTTTCAAGCTATCCGAATTGCTTTCGGGCTTGGGTGACATATCTGATCTTTCGTCTTATATGCCGTACTCTGATCAAAGCCTTGAGACGCTGTTTTCAAACACATCTATCAATTTAGATGAATTGGAAGTTGATGAAGAAGAATTAGAAGAAAGCGCTCCCGTAACCGAACGACCGCCTCAAACACACGTCGTGATGCGTTTTAAAGTTGCAATCGAAGATTCTGAAAAAGTGCAAAAGCTAATCGAAAAGATTATGAAAGAGCAGGGCTACACAGAAAGCGATTCTCTGACGAACGCTGGCGACGCGCTTGTTTACCTTTGCACAAATGTCAAAAAAGAAGAATAAGAGCGACAGAATAAAGCCGCCTGGAATCCCAAGAGAACTCGAAATTGAAGACTTAGAACAACCCGACGAGTCAGAAGATCGAGAAGAATTAAGAAAACTTTTCGCAGAAGAAATAGAAGAACGAGAAAAGGAAAATGAGTTCTACAAGTACGAATGGCGAATTGAAAATTGAATGGTGGCCGATAGAAGCCGTCAAGCCATACGAGAACAATGTCAAGATACATGACGAAGAGCAGGTTGAAAAGATCGCTCAAAGTATCAAACAGTTCGGATTCGATCAGCCTATTGTCGTTGATAAAGACGGCGTAATTATCAAAGGTCATGGCAGAACTGAAGCATCCCGCTTTTTGGGACTGAAGAAAGTTCCAGTTTTAGTTCGCAGAGACTTGACCGAAGAACAAATAAAAGCGGCTCGTATCGCAGACAACCGAGTTGCCATTTCCGACTTCGATACTGTCGGATTGCAAAACGAAATCGCAAGCATTGATTTAGACCTCAGCGGAATTTTCGATAAGAAAGAATTGGCTTTCTTAGAAGCTGACTTGAGCGAGTTCAAGCCTGAAGCCGTTTCAGCAGACCTTTACGCAGATATTGAAAAGAAAGCGACGGAAACCGAAGAAAAGATTATTGAAGCCGATGAAGCGGAAGTGAGAATTGCTGACGCTCTTGGCTTTAAAACGATTAAGGGAGCGCAGGAAAGAACTGTTGCTCGTTTCATGGCAAAAATCGAGGGCGAAACGTCTAAAGCTGGTGCAGAAGCCTTTGTTGAATTTGCTCAAAACTACATTAAATAAGATATGAAGAAAAAAGAAACTCAGCCCATCGAAGCCGTTGCCCCTATCGCAGTTGTTGAAATGCCGAAAGTTGTGAAAATCGGCTATCAATACTATGAAATCAAAAAGGTTGGCGACCCCGATCACTACTTTAAGAATATGGAAGGTCAAGTCTTCGGGATGGTTGACTACAAGAAGAGCGTCATCTACATCGACGACGGTCTAAACGAGATTGACGAAGCTAATACCCTGTTGCATGAGGTTCTTCACGTCATTCATTTCAATGCAGGTTTCGGCTGTCAGGATGCTACATCTCAGTGGACAAACGAAAACTATGTTGTTGCGGGTATCAATGGTCTCTGTCAGGTATTTCAGGACAACCCTGATCTCGTTTGCTTCATTCTGAACAATCTTCATGTTACGGGTCTTGGTCTGCAACACGGAACAGTGCAATGAACAGATTTAAAGAGTTTTTGAAAATTTTCTTCTTCATTCTATTTGTATTGTCGGGGGCTTACTTAGTAACAACGGCTATTCCGACGATGCTTAATAGTTCAAACATTGTCTTTGTTTGGCTTGCATTTGCCGCTCCTGTTTCTTTTGTGGCGCTTTGTCTGTATTTCACTTACCTTTTCCTTAAACGATGAAAAAATTTAAAGTAGCTGTACTTCTCGGTTTTCTGCTGGCTTGTGTGAATTTAAACGGTTGCTCTGTTGAAACCGTTCCGGCAGGTAATGTTGGCATTAAAGTCAATCTCTATGGCGACTCAAAGGGCGTTCAGCAGGAAGCTCTTAATGTCGGTCGTTACTTCTTGACTTGGAACGAACAGATTTACCTGTTCCCGACATTCAATCAGCTTCATTCCTACAATTCTCCGTTCATCTTTCAGACTTCGGATGCGATGACTGTTCAAGCCAAGATCGGCATTGAATATCGTGTTAAGCCTGAGATGACAGCGACGGTTTTTCAGACGTACCGTAAGGGTGTTGATGAAATTACCGCTACAAACGTAAGACAGAACATCAGCGATTCTCTGATTAAGCACGCTTCTAAGATGGACGTGAATAAGCTCACAACCACGGGCAAAACAGACTTATTGGATGAGGTCACTAAAGACCTTAAAGCCAAATTAGACCCCATCGGAATTGAAATCGTTAAAGTTTCTTGGACTTCGGATATGCAGTATCCGCAACAGGTCAGAGACTCCATCAACGCAAAGATTGAAGCAACTCAGCGTGCTCTTTTGAGAGAAAACGAAATCGCTCAGTCTAAAGCAGAAGCTCAGAAGCTCATTGAAGCCGCCCGTGGTAAGGCAGAGTCAATCAAGATTGAAGCTCAAGCAGAAGCAGACGCTATTGCTCTTAAGGCTAAAGCGCTTAGAGACAATCCCGAGGTTGTACAGCTTGAAGCGATTAACAAATGGAATGGTGTTATGCCCCAGTTTATGAGTGCGGACGCTCCGATGCCCTTTGTACAAACAAAGTAATGACAAACAGAACCTATTTAATTAACAAGCACTTCTCCACTGAAGTCTCAAGAACCAAGCGTGTTCTTGAGATTGCAGAAGCGTTCGGTCTCGGGCTGGACGAAAAAGACTTCGTTGTTTTCGACAATTTGAAGTTGCAGATCAACGATGGAGACGTTGTTTACATTACAGGTCAATCAGGCTCGGGCAAGTCAACGATTCTGAATGAATTGAAGAGTCTGATGAAAAAAGAAGGTCTGAAGGTTGCGGATATTGATGAAGCAACCTCTACAGACGAACCAATCATTGATCAACTTTGTCCGACTGTCAGCGAAGCTCTTCAAATTTTCTCTCTCGTGGGTTTATCAGATGCAAACCTGTATCTCAGAAAGCCCAAGGAGCTTTCGGACGGTCAGCGATACCGATTCAAATTGGCAAGGTTGATCGAGTCAGGCGCGCAAGTTTGGTTTGCGGATGAATTCTTGGCGGTGCTTGATCGAGTCACAGCGAAAAACATTGCCTTCAATCTGCAAAAGATTGCACGCAAATGTGGCGCAACCCTCATCGTTGCCACAACCCACACCGACTTGGTGAATGACTTGGCGCCTGACACCTACATATTGAAGCGTTACAGAGAGCGTATTGACGTAAAAGTGCGCACTGAAGACGGATACAGAGATATTACGAGTGAATTCGATGGCAAATAAAGAAGTCTATATTTTTTCGAGCGTTACTTGCTCGCCTTGCAGAATGTTAAAGCCGTTGCTGACGGATTTTTGCGAGCGCTTTGATGTTCCTTTGACTGTTTATGACATGGATTCCGCAAGAGAAGAATTTATTGCTCATAACGTTCGGGGCGTTCCAACGATTCTGATTGTTGAAGATGGCAAAGAAGTTGATCGTGTGATCGGTCATCAGACATTCTCTTCAATCGAAGAATTGTTCAAGAAATGGGGCTTGACGAATGCGTGATAAAAGTTTCGCCGAAGTTTGCCAGCTTGTTAGAGACTCCAACATTCTCATTCTTTGGCTTTGTTGGATTGTCTTTCCTCTGATGCTTGTTTTCTGGACATTTGTCGGGATTGTCACGCTGATCATCCGTATTTTATTGTTCGTCTTAGGTTGGGCGTTCACACCTTTCTTCTTGATTTATCGAGCAATTAAAGAATGAAGCAGGTTATCTCCGACACCCCTGATATTCTGATTGAGCGTTGGGATGTGCCCAAGAAGCCAAGACTGTCTCTGCTGGACAAGATTTATGTTGAGAAGGGTACAGTTGAAGATTGGAACGAACTTCATGCTTTGCATTACAAAGCTGAAGTTTTGGGCATTTGGCCTCGTTTCTATCGCTGTATGCTCGAAGATCAGCTCATTGGCGTCGGAGTTATGACCGTTCCCCGTATGACGCTTGCGGGCAGAAATGAATTGTTTAAGCATCTGAAGCCCAATATCGGGGGTAGAGATACACGCATTATCAATCGACATCGCGCTATTTGGATTAACGCCCATTCTTGTACTAACTCCCGACTGGTTTTAGATACTATGTACCGTGGAGTTGGTATCGCATACAGAATGCAGAACATTATGATGCGTATGACTGGAGCCGACTTTGTTGAGTTTCAAAGCTCAATGTCTCGGTTTAACCCTTTTGCTCAGAAGGCTGGTATTCAGTTTGCACCACCGAAAAGAACAGTTAATTATCAGGCTGGTTTGAAGTGGTTCCGTCGTTGGTTCAGTTGTATTCCTGCTGATTTTGTTGCAGTTTATCAAGAACTCAATGAAATGAGCGAATTTGAACGAAATAAATGCATTGAAGAGATGCGTACCTTCTACTGGAAGCACTCCTCAATGGAAAACAGCGGAGATAATCGACTCAGGGGACGCACAAGAGTTGATTCTCTGCCTATTGCGAAACTGATCAAGAACACTCAGCAGTTAGTTTTTGCTTTTCCCCTGTACGGCGTCTATTTCAACCCTGACAAGGGCAGAACAGACTTGCCGAGCAGAATCCCAATCTCGGCGTTTGATTGTCACAGACTCGATGAACCGCTGAGATTAGAGACATTAAAAGAACTTTCGGAGAAGCTCTAATGTTTCACAATGAACTTTCTCCGAAGCAAAAAATAATTATTGAGACGATTCAGACGTTCAAGAAAGCGAACGGAAGAGCGCCTTATAAAAAAGAATTAGCTGAAAGGTTACCTTGGAAGCCGTCTATTCATGCACTCGCGTTTTCGGTCAGATATTTGATTCGCAAGGGTTGTTTAGAAAAAGTTAAGGTTCCAGAAGGTACGAAAATCGCTCGTATTCACAACCAAGAAAGTCAATGTCAACTAATTGACGTTACAGCTTATGGCGAACATTGCTATGTGAATTGCGATTTCATTTATGAAAAGAAAGCTACCGAAAAAGAAGCTGACAAGTTTATTTACTCGGTAGAAGAAGACGAATTACTGACCACCATTGATAACGTTTCTTAGACAGCTAAGAAAGAGACATCTATAAGAATAAGAACAATAAAATGGAAGTCGAAAAAGAATTAGAAGCAAAAGAAGAGCCGAAAAAGCGAACTTCGACTCGATCTTTGAGCGCTACAGAAAAAAGAAGATTAACGGCACTTTATGAAACTGGCGAATTTACACCCGCTCAAATTGCTAAAGAGTTGGGCGTGCCAAAATCTGTCGTTTCCAACTTCATTAGTAATCACGGAATTAAGAAGGGTGCTTACGCAGACGAAGTACAAAAGTCTGCAATGAATAAAGCTAAGACAATGGCAGAGCAGGAAGCAACACTTGTTGCATCCCGCATTCGTGAGACGAAAGAAGACCATTACAAGATGGCGATGGGCTTGGCAAAACTCACGTGGGCCGAAGTTGCCCTCGCCAAACAGAATGGGAAACCGTTTGCTTCTATCGCAGGTAACTTAAAAGCCCTTGAATCTGCCGCAAGAACTTTAGCAGTAACACGCCAAGAACGCTGGACTGTACTCGGCTTGGATAAAGACGATAAGAACACCGATGCACTGCCAGAACTTGTTCTAACTGAACTTACAGCCGATCAGATCGAACAGATCAGAAATTATCAGGAAGAAGATTCTCTCGAACTGCCCGACGAAGAATTGAACAAACAGTTTGCAGAAAGAAACAGCGTGATTGATACCGAGGCTCCAGACGACATTATCGGAGGCGAAGAATGACTGAAGAAGAGTTGAAAGTCAGAGAAGAAGAGCTGAACAAAAGAGAAGCGGAGCTGACTAAGCAAGAAGAAAAGAGATACTTGCAAGAGAAGCTAGACAGAATAGAACTTCTCTTAGCAGAATACGAAGCGTCTTTGTATCTTCAGCGTCCTGTTAAGAAGGAAAGTTCGCTTTTTGGTGAATTTGTTGAGACGATAACTTACCCGTTCAAAGGTATCTTCTGATGGCAAAGGAAAGACGAAGAATTACTCTTCC